ATGCTCACCGTTAAGCAGATTGAAGCAGCAAAGCCGAAAGAAAAACCATACCGCCTACTCGATGGTAATGGCCTGTACCTTTATGTCCCTGTGTCAGGGAAAAAGGTATGGCAGCTTCGCTACAAGATTGACGGTAAGGAGAAAATCCTGACCGTCGGAAAATATCCGCTTATGACTTTGCAAGAGGCAAGGGATAAAGCATGGACTGCGAGGAAAGACATCTCGGTTGGCATCGATCCGGTAAAGGCGAAAAAGGCTTCGTCTAACAACAATTCCTTTAGCGCCATTTACAAGGAATGGTACGAGCACAAGAAGCAAGTCTGGTCAGTAGGCTATGCAAATGAACTTGCAAAAATGTTTGATGACGACATTTTACCCATCATCGGCGGTCTTGAAATTCAGGATATTGAGCCGATGCAACTACTGGAAGTAATCCGCAGATTTGAAGATCGCGGTGCAATGGAGCGAGCAAATAAAGCCCGCAGAAGATGCGGCGAGGTTTTCCGTTACGCTATTGTCACTGGTAGGGCTAAATATAACCCGGCACCTGACCTTGCTGACGCCATGAAGGGATACCGCAAGAAGAACTTCCCGTTTCTTCCTGCAGACCAGATCCCTGCATTCAACAAAGCACTGGCAACATTTTCAGGGAGCATCGTATCGCTCATTGCGACTAAAGTTTTGCGCTACACAGCCCTAAGAACGAAAGAGCTTCGCTCCATGCTATGGAAGAACGTCGATTTTGAAAACAGGATTATCACCATCGACGCCAGTGTGATGAAGGGTCGAAAAATTCATGTGGTTCCTATGTCAGACCAGGTGATTGAACTTCTCACTACGCTAAGCTCAATCACTAAACCAGTGTCAGAGTTTGTTTTTGCCGGGCGCAACGATAAGAAGAAGCCAATTTGCGAGAACGCTGTACTGCTTGTGATCAAACAAATCGGCTATGAAGGTCTGGAAAGCGGTCACGGATTCAGGCATGAATTCAGCACGATTATGAACGAGCACGAATGGCCTGCTGACGCTATTGAAGTGCAACTGGCACATGCCAACGGCGGATCTGTGCGCGGGATTTACAACCACGCTCAGTATCTCGATAAGCGCAGAGAAATGATGCAGTGGTGGGCGGATTGGCTTGATGAAAAGGTGAAGTGATCAGCCTCAACCACAATCGAATAGCGCAAAGCCTTGCAATCCAGTGCAAGACTTTGTTTTTCTAAGTTTTTCTCACATCACCGCACAATAATCAAACTAACCATAACACTCTTCGTTGATAATGACCTGACGGATATCATCATGTACGTGACTGAGATTGGAGCAATAAGGCTCTTGTCGATTGACACACTATCTTCAACTAGTTCTGCTGCTGGAGATAGAAGCCCATAGTGCACTTACGATAAAATACTGTGCGAGAACACAATATAATCATAGTAAAAATCAGATCAACTTCAAAACACGCTGCTTATCCATTGATCAACAGAATCATGCTGTTAAAATTAATCCTATTACTACACTTAACTTAGGTATCTTTAATGTCTATAAGAAATGGAAATCGTCTAGAATTCCTAGACTCTTTGCGTGGACTTGCAGCCCTGATGGTTGCATGTGCACATTTCATAGAGCGAACACCATTGCATAACAGTTTTTTATTTAAGCATGTTAACTTTGGTCAGGTTGGTGTTGTTTGCTTCTTTGTGTTAAGTGGCATGGTAATACCTTACAGCCTAAAGGAAGGGAAAAGAGCGATATCCGGGTTCATTATATCAAGGTTTTTTAGACTATATCCCGCTTACTGGTTTTCAGTATTTCTGGCGGCCTTTACTTTTTTGTTTGTAACTCATAGACCACTTGATATAAGAACTCTGTTGTCTAATATTACCATGCTTCAATCTTTACTGAGATCTCCAGATATGTTTGGTGTTTATTGGACGCTAATAATTGAGTTGTTCTTCTATGCTTCCTGTGCGTTTCTTTTCAAAGTAAATTTATTAAAGAGTAAGGTTTCTTTATTTTTAATTTCTATAGGACTTATTGCAACCGCTCTTGCTTTCTCATACGTGAGATTCGTTCTTGATAAAAAAGTTCCTGTGGCAATACCGCTAGCTATGTCATTAATGTTCTTTGGTAGCTTATGGCGTTCAGTGAGCATTGGGATTGCATCGAGATCAGAAAGAAATATGTGCATTGTATTTTTAATAACATTCCTAGTGGCGATTGCTCCGATTTGCTTAATGTCCTACAATAAAGACTATGGGCATGGGGAAAATGCTTCCTCCTATATTGCTAGCTATCTTACAGGCATAGTATTGACGCTATTGCTCACTACACGGGTAAAATTGAATGTAGGATTATTGGTTTTCCTGGGATCGATAAGTTACTCTGTATACTTGATTCACCCATTCTTTTTAGAGATTGTATCTGTCAGTATAGACATGGACACAGATTTTAATTTTATTATTTTTGTTTTATACCTATTAGCTACGATCGCACTAGCAACTATTTCTTATAAGGTAATTGAAAAACCATCTATAAATATAGGTCACAGGCTTAGGAAGATCGCACTAGCAAGCTGACATATGACATGAATCCCCAGCTTAGTTCTGGGGATATTTTCTGGTTATATAATACAATCCGAACTTACACCGAGAGCAAAAATCAATTATATAAGCATACTGTATCATTCATATTACTTTTACGCTAGGCTCAAGTATCCAATGATCAATAACAGACAAAAAATACTGTATGTGTATACAGAGTCAGTGATATTTTTTCTGCTGCTCAATGATCATTTCCGATCTTCCCACTTCTAAATTTATCCTCATGATGTTATTATCATTAAATTTATTTTAGGGGTAGTCACATGAGATATATTGCATTGTTTTTCTTTGCTCTTTCACTGTAGATGAATTGGACAATAAAAATGATAAAGTATAGAGCTGGTATAGATGGTTTAAGAGCAGTCGCTGTTGTGATGTTTCACGCTTTCCCAAGCGCATTTTCTGGAGAGTTCAATGGGTTTGATTTATTTTTCATAATATCTAGCCTTTTAATTTCAAGTATTATTTTTAAAAATTTAAATAGCGGTAAATTTTCTTTTTCCGATTTTTACTTAAGAAGGATTAAGCGGATTTTTACACTCTTACTCAGATCATATATAAGATTAGATTGCAAGTCTAGTTAGTGGTTGGCTGAATAATTTTCTCAATTCGTTGATTTGAAGCGTAAATATATTTTTAACCTTAAACCTTATTAAAAGGAAAATGCAATGAAGTCAAAACAAACAAATAGAAAGTCTCAAGCAAATAAATATTTGGCAATGCTGTTTATTCTGATTGCAATAGTTATTATAGTATTGTCTGTTCGTTCAATTAGAAATTATTTATCTCAAAAAAAAGTTAACGACTTTCAGGCTGTGATGCTAGATTTTAAAAAAATGAATGCTAATCAAGCTGACGGCGACATTGTGGTTTATGGCGACTCGCTCATACAAGGAATGTCACCATATGGGTTAAACTTTAAATATGTTAATATGGGGGTCGGAGGATACTCTATACATCAGATCCTAACTCTATCAGAAAATTATGGGGCGTCTGGATATAAAGCTGCGATAATTGAAGGTGGAGTTAACGATGCGATGGGTGCGAAAACCGAAGAGGAAATATTTGATGATTATGACAAACTGCTTAAGAGTGTATCAAAGGTTGATAATATTTATGCATTAAAAGTTTTGCCAATCATAAGCGGGGCAAGAAAAGACGTAGACCATGTCAATTCAAGAATAAGCATGATTAACTCTATTATTGATAGAACATGTAGTCGCATAGTTAACTGCAATATAATAGAAGTTCCTGCAGATTTTTTATCTGATAAAAAATCTGAATTGTACTTTGATGATGGAGTGCATTTAAATAAAAATGGCTATGCCGTTTGGATGAGAGAGATTAATAAACATGTGAAGTAAAAGATGGCCGCATTGCGGCCTTTTTCTACCAGGAAGCATCAATGTAAAATATTGGTGAGGCTGTAGTAGATCCATTAATTGTTATCGACCCGGTTGATGCGCTTATTGTTGCCATCGCCATACCGTAAGATATTCCATCAGCAGTGAACGGTACAGGGACATTTTTTGTTACTGTTGGTCTACACCACCTTGGCAGCGTTAGAACAGTATTACCATTCGCAAATGAAGTGGCTGCCAGTTTAATATTAATTGAATTGGCAGTTAAACTTGACGGTGCCTGTACTGTTACGTTTGTTCCAGCCCACCATTGAACAGCTGCTCTTGGCGTGTAATCAACACGCGACCACCAGTCGATAATGGCAGAGCAGATAATTTCCGCATACAGACGATACCCTAACTGGCTTTGGTGAATGTCATCACGCAGAAGTGGGTCGTATTGCGTATTGAAATACTCTGGATATGGGGCCGGGAGCTGGTGAGTTGTTGTTACACAAATGACGTTATTGCCATATTTCATCATCTGGCGTTTACCAGCTTCTCGCAACTCTGCGACACCGTCGTAGTTAGAAGATGGCTGGCCAGCCCCTCCAATAAATGACTGGCTATACCACATCCACGGCTCAACCCAAACAGGGATACGACCAAGGCCATTGCAATATAAGACAAACTCATCTATCAATGACGCCATATAATCGCCGTTTTGGTTTGCCTGCCCTTCGTTAGTTCCGGCAACCATAATAACGATGTAAGCATCACCCGGCCCCTGAGCCTTCAGGAGATCTAACTGTTGCCTCATTGTCTGTCCGGCAACTGCCTTGTTTACAATGCTATGTGAACGGTGGCCGTTCGCTCCATCCATTAATTGCGGAATGTACGAGCTGAACGCGGAAATGAAATCCTCAGCTGTACTATCACCGTGGATAAGGATATTAAGTGGAGGCTTACCGTGCACGCCATTATCAGAGGTGTAGCTGCATAATCCAGTTACACGCGCAGAACCTCCAGATGCCGTGGTCAGTGCAACAAACCCAACTTCGTATACATCCCCTACATCAGCAGTATCAAAGGGCAAACGTATCCCAACGCCATTCATCGTTATCTGCGCCCAGTTTTTACCTTGCAGTGATACGCCAACGGTTGCTTTGCCCGGGGCGTACGACAGTAAACCTCCTGGCAGCGGGAATGGAGTTCCTTCTGCTACTGGACCACCAATTGGTTTCTGTCTATAAGACCACTGTGTAGCACCTGGTGCCCCATAGAACATCATCCAACCACCAGAGCATCGCAGAACAATCCCAACTTCTGAGGCGGCCTGAGATTCCATACGAATATGTGCAGAAATATGCTCTCCAATATCTATTGGTGCGAACAGGCCTGTTGTACGGTTAGTAGTTAAGGGGAAGATAGCTGCGCTATCTGAGGATATGGTGACTTCACCTTCATAGAAGAACGTGTCACCATTTATGGAATAAACTTTACAATCTGACCATTCCACTCGCTTCATGCGAATAGGGTTTCGGTTGAGGATAGCCTGCTTAGCCAGGTAATCCACTTCCCCACCGGTTGCTTTAAAGTTCAGGTGCGTAAATTCAAACGTACCCTCCCCCTCGTACTGCAACGATTTAAACAGTGAGTACAGATCACTGTCGAATCTCAGGGTGACATTTTTATCAATGATTACTTTACTGTTCGCAAGGAAAGAAGCGTTAGCAGCTGTAGACGGTACGGTGTACACCATCTGATTTTTTGAATGATTAGAGAAGTAAACATACCCGTAGGTCGCAACACTATCGCGCCATGCCTGGACTACGTTAGAATTAACATAGCTTGGGATTTTTGTGATCGAATGCAAAACAAGGTCTTCCTGTGAGATAGCTCCATTTACCAGATTAACACCGCCTTGAGATGCAAGATCTTGCCTGAGTTGGTCAGGGTCATACTTCAACACATTCGGAAAATAGAACTGCTGCGAACCATACGCATCATAAACAGCCATAGAATGCCCTTGCACAGTTACGAACTTGGCAATTTGTCCGTTATATACCGGATATCCAGCAGCGTTAATGATGATTGGTTGCGAAACAGGAACGTGAGAACCGTCTTCGTTCTCCACATAAACCTGAATCTGGTTTTCAGGATTTACCGGGTCAGTGTCAATTTTACCGATATAAATTTTTCCATTGGCAACCGCTTTAAAAGAACGCGCCATAGTGAAGAGTTGCGAAGGCATCGATACGATCACATTGGCTGTAATGTCTGTCATTTAATTTGCTCCAGATACAAGGAATCACCGAAGCATGGCTACGATGAATTTTGGGCATAAAAAAACCCAGCCGAAGCTGGGTCGTTGCGTTGGTTATCTGTCAGTAGTTATGTACTGAAGGAGGTAATTCTTTATTCTTAAGTCTCATCCATGCGGAAAGATTCGTTGGTCCGTCTGGCTCATTAATATCAACATCTCGTGTGTGATTGATTAAAACGTCTCTCGCCATTCCGATAACATACGAGAACTCATGGCCATAGTCGTAGCATCTGCCGGAATAGTTCGATTGAATTTGTTTTAGCGCCAGATACAGTTCGCGGAATAATGCCTGTGAGCGGTTGGCATAATCCCATAACCATACAAGGCTGTTTGCTTCTTTTGCAGAAAGCTCGTTGGTTTTCTTCTCTTGTTTGCCGATAAATTCACCTTCAAGCACTACCCTGTGGATGTACTCTACGGCTTGCGGTATCTGAGATGCATCAAGCTCTTCAATACTTTCCACATTGAAACGCTGATGAATCATTGCATAAGCTTCTGGGTACATTAGATGCTTTTTGCTGACTAGCATATTTACAGCATCACGAAGCGGAGTCCTGTCATCAACAGATGTTTTCTTACGTGCATTTTCTGCCTTTCCCTTTGTCCAGTAGTCATGCAGTACAGTAAAGCATTCTTCCTGGTACTGAATCAGTTTATCACGGATGTCAGCACGAACTTTCTCAGGGTTGATGCTGAACAGCCATCCATTTAACTTCTTCAAAGGAAGGCAGAGTAGCTTACGAAGCTTCCCATCAGCGGCAACCATGTTCATATGAACACAGTTGAATTTGCTAATCTGCTTCATGAGTTTTGTTTGCTGCGTTGACCAGCTCATTCCAAGGTTTTCAACGATTGGCTTCATCGCAACATATGCAACTCCGGCAGCCATGGCGGTGATAATTTGCTGACCGTTGAATGGTACATAAGAGGTGTTCACTGCTTCTAAAATTGCTATACTATTCATGTTGGTTTTTCTCCACGAATTTACTGACAACCGAAGCCCTGACTGTTCCCGCAGTTGGGGCTTCAACTTTACGCGCCAATGCGCCCTTCCTTCTTAAAGCTTTCCATTACTCTCTGATAAATCTCAGAGTTAACAGACCGACCATTCTCTTCCGCCACCTTGCGGACCAAATCCAATACTTCTTTAGGCCACCGCAAATTGAACTGCGGCATCTTGCTCATTCCTTTCATATTCACCTCACAATATAGGTCCACCGTGGACCTATTGAGAATATAGTAGAGTGCTTCTATCATGTCAATACACTAACTTGGAGTGATGGCATGGCTAGAGATGATCCGCACTTTAACTTCCGTATGCCTATGGAAGTAAGGGAGAAATTAAAATTCAGGGCGGAGGCGAATGGGAGATCAATGAACTCCGAGTTGTTACAAATCGTCCAAGATGCTCTATCAAAACCATCGCCTGTGACTGGATATCGCGACGATGCAGAACGACTCGCTGATGAGCAGTCAGAGCTTGTTAAGAAGATGGTGTTTGATACGCTGAAGGATTTGTACAAAAAACCCACCTGAAGGTGGGTCCTATTTATTAGTCTTGCTTTGTTGATGGTATAAGAGATGCGTTTGCCTCTTTTGGCTTCAAGGTATACATCCCACCATTAAAAGGATCTACAGCAAGCCAACCAATTAACCCACCAAACACAAGGTTTCCACCAATATACCAGCCATTAGCATTGGCTTTGATTGGCAGGGTAACTGGTTCGTACCCATCCTTTTCCATAGTGATCTGGTAGCTCTTTTTGCCAAAATAACTACCATCTGACTTGGCAAGAGTTACTCCTTGCGGGGTCTTACCTTGCGCAACAATCACGCCTGATTCGTCTTTTACCTTAAAGCTCGCACCGGAAGGATTGCTGTTCACTTGCACAAGCTGCGTTTCGTCACCAACAATAGTTGCGCACCCAGATAACAATATAGCGCCAGCAACGACGCCAATAATCCTCTTCATATCAATTTCCATATTTAAAAAACCGGAAACATCCTAATGACAAACCATTCAAATATGAAGTAGGCAAAAGATGTTTACTTTTTTCATGGTATCCTGCTCAAAACTAAGGAGGTTGGCGTGAAGCAATTTCTTACTGTTATGTTCTTATTCATATCTTTTGGGGCTACAGCAGAGTGCTGGGTCGTTGGAGATATGCGCGGAATAAGCTATTCAGAACGAAATAATTTCCATCCGGAAGAAGATGGTTTTAGTGGAACATTCATCATTAAGACAAACGGTGAAGATGCCAGCATCACATATTCTGGGACAGATGCGGGCGGCATGGCTTACAAAGCATTGTCTAAAAACTCCATCATAGGAATCGGCGCGAATGGCGAAACTCAACGCGTTATCGACTCATGGGTAATACATCCTACTGGAACAGTTTTAATGTCAAAAACCATTTCCGGTTATGGAAATATGGATTCAACCAAAGCTTTTGTTGGAAAAGTAAAAAGAAAATGTTAGCGATTGAATCCAATTTCCCATACGTTACTGCTGTGTTGCCTCAGTAGCAAACAGCGGTCTGATGGCATTCGCAGCGTTATTTATCGCTCTTTCATAGGCTGGTGTTCCTGCTTTGGTGTTTGCCAAACGAAGAAGCATATTCCTTGCTGCTTTGGACTCATACAAGCGCATCATTGCACCAAAACCAGCCTCAAGCCCCATTGATACGCCAAGGGTCGCAGTTGCGCCAATCGTCCTTATCCTGTTGGCTTGCGATTGCCCTGTCTGAGTTACTACATTTGCGGTGTCTGACCTTGCTGTTTGCTGTAGAACTTCATGAAGAGCATCAAGCTCTTTCATGTGCTTTCCAGAAAAAATAGTGTTGTAAATTTCACCGCCTGACTGAGATTTCAGCTTATTAACTTCAGTGATGAACTTGGCTGGAGAGTCCCCGGCCTTTTCCGCTATTTTGCTGACGTAAGCTGCACGCATAGCATCTTTCCCCTTATCATCCAGTGCGCTCCAGATTCGTTTCACGTCAGATGGTTTTCTGCTTAATACAACGGTATTTATAAGTTCAGGACTGACTTCACTGCTTGCCTTGTTGAGCTTGTTGGCAATGTTTTTATTAAGCACCTTATTATAAACGTTTGCATAATCGGAATTTGCTTTAAGGTATTTTGCTGCGTCTGATGCACCGAGGTTTTTAGCAACTGCGTTACGAAGGTCTTTTGACATTGCATTCTCTACCATATTGGTAGCTGCTTTTGCCTGGTTGGGGAAGACCATAGCATCTCCCTGAACATTAGATCTAAATGCTGTTCTGTGCTGACGCAAGAGATCAAACGTAACATCCAAATCAGTTGCAGGGTTTGCTAATTCTTCACGTAGGTTACGCAAGGATGTAAGCAGGCTTTGATTGGCAGACGTCCCAAGCCGTTCCTGTCTTGCGATCGCTGTATTCAGAGCATTCATGGTATTTGTGGTATCAACTGCGGCATTACCCATTTTATTGGTGACGTCATTGATAACAGCGCCAGCGGCATCCTTCCGCCCCATTAACGTGGTGGTAAGAGATTTCACCACATCATCAGGGTTGTACTCACCAAAACGGTCAAAATAATTGCTTACCAGCTTACTCCGCGTTGCATATTGCTCTGCTCGCTTTGAGCCCGTCCCGAGCAAAGCCCCCTCGGCATCCTGAGTAAGGCCGCGAGTGAAAGCATTTTTCGGCGGGATAACATCAGATGTCATTGGTGTCACGCCCATCGATTCTGATGTGGCAATTTTCTTCGCCACTTCTGGCGCAATATCACCTTTTATAGCCGTTATTCCACGCCCTATTCCCTTTGCTGCTGCGGAAAGAACACCCTGAGCGGCAAGGTTAACTCCGGCATTTTTAGCTGCATTTTGTGCGAAATCGCCTTTCTGATTTGCGGCCTCTGCCAGCGATCCAATAGCCATGCTTCCTGCCGTTCCAACTCCTGGAACTAAATACCCACCAATTGTTTCACCGGCTTGTGCGTATGGGTCTGTCGGTTTGTCTACTGGACGATAAACATCATCCAAAACTTTTGGCCCACCAAGCCCCTGACTGATTGCATTAATCAGACTTGCGCCACCCTGCAATACGTCAAATGGTATGTTTACCAGACCACGACCAGCCTGTTCTGCAATTTGCCCTGCACTTTGACCACCAGTGAGCCAATCGCCAGCTTGTTGCATCAATGATGGTTCTTCACGTACTGGTGCATTATTGGCCTGATTAACTGTTTGTTGCTGAACAACCTGACCAGCAAAATAATCATCAATGGCGGCTCCAATATCTTCCGTGCTCGTACCATCAGGGAAGGTAAATGTCTTACCGTTTGCAGTTACTTTCATCATTCCACCGTAAATTGAATGCCTGATTTTGAGGTATATGATCCAACCTGATTCCGTGGTTCTCCTGAAGGTGTCGAATCTTGTGCTGGCGCTGCGTCAGTATTCAATGACATATACCGCTTAACGGCACTCCCCAATGATTCACCTTTTTTAACATCCAACCCCAATATCTGACCGCCATTACGCGATTGTCCAGGATTGCCATTCGCGCTCATCCACTCAGCTTTAAACTCATTAAACTGCGCGTTTCGTCGCTCAAGGTTTGCCATTGCATCAAGCCATCTTGCGACCGTCTCAGGGTTATCCATGTCAGTTGGCGCACCCTGCCGAACGATCTCAACGTCTTTATCCGTTGCTGGACCGGGAGGTAGGAATTTAAGGACCTGACTGTTAACAAGGGCATTTTGGCGAATGCGCAAATCACGCAATGTTGTATCGCTTCCGGTAAGTTTTGCGAACATGTTCTGTGCGTTACCGAACAAACCTGTCGTTGGTTTTTCTGCTCTGAACTGTTGAGCAAGCGCACTCATAGAATTGGCTGAGTTTGATGATGCTGTAGCATTGTTTACAGCCGTCTCGATGCCTTTTTCCATGTTTACTGACAGCTTAGGTGCTTCGTTAATCAACTGCTGAGCCTTTTCCTGCGCTTGCTGCATCTTAAACCCGAACTCTTGCTGATCCAGAGCCAAGCGTTGTGCTGCGATATTGTGCCCAGTCATTGCTGACTGATAGGAAAGGTTTTGCCCTCTCGCCTGAAGTGCTTCACCAGCCTGATTGCTGCGGATTGTCTCTGCCAGCCTGCCTCGGTCAATTTCACGACCAGCCATCTTATCCTGAACAGCAAACGCCTTTTCTGGTCCAAGCGCACCGAGAGACATAGTAGTCAGCATGTGTGATAGCTGCTCTGGATTCTGGATACCTGTCTGAATCATCCAGTCAGCATTAGCACCAACGCGATTTAACCTGTCCTTGTTGTCAGTAATGAATTTACTGTAGGCTTCCGGTCCCTGAGAAAGAGCGACGTTAGCCCTCATGGCTAAATCGCCCATATCGTTGCGTTGCTGATCATTAAGACCGGAAAACGCCTGTTGTGCCTGTGCAACAAACGCTGGATTTTCCTGGGCAAACTTAAATAGTCCCGATGGATCACCAGAAGCCCATGCATCAGCGTGAACCTTATTGAACGCACTAATCGCTTTCTGTTGCTGTTCCTGATTGTAAATATCAGCAACTCCAGCCAGACCACGTAACGCGGTCAGACCAACGTTATTTACACCTGAGCGAGCCAGTTCATTGTTTTCGCGGATCAGACCAAGCGTTGCGTTAATGTCGCTTGCCTTTGGCGCATTCTCATTTTGCGTACCGATGCCAGCCAGAAAACCACCAGAATTAATACCTTGTTGCCACGTAGCCATTGATTACCCCTTAAAACAACGAGCTAAGCAGACCAAGACCGCCGCCGATCGCAGCCCCCCACGGAGTTGATGAACCAATTAATTTCGCAAGTCCAGCCCCAGCAATAGCACCAGACGCACCTCCGCCAATAGCAGATTGCATTGCTGATGGTCTGTTGGCATTTGCCGCTGCAAGAGCCGCACTTTGCTGCGAAATCTGACTCATGTTGTTGGCATATGTCTGCCCTGCGTTTGCCTGACCTTGCAGAGCACCAAGCCCAACGTTTGCCAGATTCTGGTAGTTGTTCATCTGACCAGACAGCCACTGCTGACCAAGCGTTGGTGCGATTGTTGCTAACTGATTACCGGTTGCAGTGGAACCCAATCCACCTGTTGCTTCCGCTGCCGCCAGACTCTGATAGCGAGCCTGACCAGCAAGATCTTTGTACTGCTGAGAGTTGTAATACTGGTTAAGTGCCTGACCTTGCCCTTCCAGAGACGATAAGTTCTCGAGGCTGCCGACATACTTATCAGCCAGAGGAGTAAACGGCTTCAGGTTGTTCATGATGGTGTTGAACTGCTGATTTTGCAGGTCTGCTGCATACTTCTGAGCTTCTGCGGCATACTTTGCGCTTTTATCAGAACTGCCACCTTTCCCACCTTTTTCAGGGCAATAAGGTTCCTCGCCGCGCAGTTTTCTGCCCAGCTTAAATGCATATAACATGGCTATCTCCCGTGATTCAGGAAGTCGATTAGTTCTTCGCGTGTAGCACTGTAAAATGTCACGTCATCCACGCCTTTGAAGTATTTCTTGATGGTTCCTACACGCTTAAGGCCAATCATTGCGCAGTACATCTGACCGTGGCGGAATTTGCGTGCAGCGAACGATGTGACGCACTGAACGGTGGTGTTAGTCAGAATGTATCGCCAGAACGCCAGCCCGATTTCCTTGCTGAATCCACGAACCTCTGGCAGGTACATGGCGTGGCAATCGAATGTCAGCGGCTGAATCTCCTGATAGTAAACAATTCCGCCGAACTGCCCGTGCACGTTAACCTCAAAGTAACGGCATTCAGGTTTGTAGTCGTATCCATCACCGTTGTTGCTCCCGGCGATAATGTCAGGGTGATTTCCTACGGCTTCTATCAGGTCGATGTTTCGCGTTGGTTTGAATGTAATCATCAGTCAATCAGCCCATGTAATCTAAGTGCCGTTTCAAGCGCCAGAATACGCTGCCGCGCCTGCTGCAAACCTGTAGCGAGTGCTGCGACTTCGGATTGTGTGTACGTAGTGCCGACTGTGTATGACTGGTTAGCGTTGAATGAGCCAAGAAGAGGTGTACCTGTGGCTGCAGTCCATCCGGTATTTCTTGCTCCAATAACCTGAATTCCATCAACTGAATATGATGTTTTTACATCCAGCGGTGACGCAAGAGACTGCGATTCGGTTACGGTTTTCGATACGTAATCACTCTTAATGTCAGATACATCGCTTTCTACGCCATCCAGTCTTTGGTCAACAGTGACCAGATGCGCCTGAATATCGATAACCTCATCCAGCAAGTAATCAACATCGCTACGTAGTACGACTATCTTCCCTTCGGCGGTTGTTAACCTGACCTCAAGGAGATTTATCGCTTTTGTGTTTGCGGTGATTCTTGCATCGTGATCTGCCAGCTCGACGTCCTGTTCATCGTTTTTCACCTGAGCATCGTAAGCGCCCTGGCCAGCCTGATTTGCCTTCCCGGCAATTGCGCCGACATCAGCACCTTGATTTATGACATACAGCAGGTAAGACTGGCTAAATATATTGCGTGGCAAAATTGAAGCATCAAGGCGCGTAGCCTGAACCGCGACAGGATTATTCAGTGATGAATCCGCCATTACTCAATCCTTATCTGAGCACCAGACAGAGTTACAGGTGACTTCGTGATAACGCGCAATTTGAAGCCAACATTTTTCCTTATGCGCCCTACTCGCTTCCACAAAACGCGTTTGTCGTAAACGAACGGTTCATTCTGCTCAATCATCTGCTCACGTCCGTAATTTATGCCGTCAGTGGTTGCAGAGAGGAACAGGCGGTCGGCGTACTGCGAAACGCCAGTTGACGATTCAACCTCAAGGTCGAACACTCTGGCGTTATCCGCTTTGAACAGTGGAGTAAACAGCAAGTGTTCCTGTTGCTTGTCGTACTGGCTGCTGATATCGAACTGCAATTTCCCGGTCACGGACTCCAGCTTATCGCCGCACGTTATCTGATTGCCTTCGTAAATGAAGTCGATAGCGCGGTACACATCATCATACAGTCCTGTTTTCAGCACACACCATTGCGGACCATTGGCGCTTGAAGATGCGTCGTACACGAGGACGTGACGCGGAAGATGGATAATCAGCAACTCATGAGCATCAAACCGCAACGATTCCATCACGCCATCAGCCAGTTCATCAGCAGTGTAGGAGCGTAGTATTTTCTCAATGCTCGCGCTGGCGATTGGTGATACCTGACCGGAGCCGATGATATATACAGACGGCGCACCTGTTGCCGGATTGCTGATGAACGCATAAGAATCAGCGAATGGCGTTTTGCAGTAAGTCCCGGCGATGCCTTTTTGCACCATCAGTGATGGCTGTGCGACATACAAAGCTGCACCAACGGTGGTTGCACCTGTCAGGGAAAAATATTCAATCGTCGATGAACCAAAGCAGACGATGAAATCTCGCCATGTTCCGATGCCGATGATTCCGTCAGGCTGAGACTCGGCACGATATTGTGCGCTGTAACGGTCAGGATGAGATTCGTCTTCAAGGTCAGTGATAAACCATGAATCAGTTCCGTCTTTTGACCACGCATAACGCCCACGTAAGCGCGTAATGTCGCGAACTGAACCTAACTCATACTGAGTGAATCCGCTGTCTGTAGGCCAGTTTGAGACGGTTTTAACCGTGCCATCATAACGATACTCTACCAGTTGACCATTAACGCCTACCGCCTGTGATGTCCGACCATGCGCCATTGATACGCGACCACTTCCGGCAACATCACCGACTTCACTTTCGCCTTTGTACAGCTTGCCACCACACACGCGATAAACAGCACTCTGCGCCATGTTGTACTCGACGCCGCGAGATACACCGTTCACATCAGATCGTTTGGCAATGCCCGGGAATGAGCGAAGATATCCGCTGCTGTTCAGGATTTCTTTGGGGGTTGCCAACATATTCACTGGCAGATAGTCGATATAGTCGGCGTTTCGAAAGTCTTTGCCGACACCTTTCATAAGCGGAAGTTGCTGAATAGGCATTTATTCACCTATGCGTTTGGGATATCGCCATCAATCAGAGGGAGATCGCCTGGATAATATCGGTCAGATGTGAACACGTCATATTTATTACCCTGCCCTACAGGAAAATCTCCACGTCGTCGCATTGAAGGAACAACCAGAGTGTCGGTCATCAAGGCATCATATGAGCGTTGGGCGTTACTGAGAACTTGCGGAGTTGGTTCAAGGCTGTAATCAGATAGCATTCTCAGCAATAACTGATAGCCTACTGCGTGTTTGTATTTTCTTGGAAGACCTGACTCATCATCTGGTAATGGCTGCTCATCTCCAGTTGCGAAAGCGTAACCAATGTCGCCGGGGTTAATCATCCACTCGGACATCATATCTTCCAGATCATTTACACCATCTTCAATTGATTGCGGCTCAACATCAGTCAGCGATGCATTAGAAGCAATAGCAAACTTACGAAGCGCAAAAAGGACGATCTCACCCTTTGTCAGTACTGTTGCCATTGTCTGCCGCCTTACGACCTCGCTTACTGGTCGGTTTCAATTCATCAACTGAGGCAACAAAGCCCAACTTTTCGAAAAACTGGAAGTCTTTTTCTGCGATAACGGCCTGTACATGCCCGGATTCGTTATCTGCGGCAAGGAATACACTCATGCGATCCATATTGTTTCCTTAAAACATAAAAGGGGCGTAAGCCCCTTGTTATTACGGATTACCGAAGAACTGACCGCCCATGTGAGGGTTAAAGCACACATATGCAGGCAGTAAGTCAAAGCGCATTTTTTGCACGTTGGCATCGCCATCTGCGTATTTATGTACGCGGATGGAGAAACCTTCATATGTTGCAACAGCAGAATCAATACTGTGCAGTTTCGGCAGTGGGATAGAGCCAAGTCCACAGAAGAACTTGTTATAGAACAGGTTTGGCTTCATTGTCTGGCTAGCAGTGCCTACTACAGATACGGCATCACCTGCCGCTACCTGACGACTTACAGAGTTGTACTGCGGGTTTGTAGTGTCATAAATCGGAACACCAGAAAGCGTAACCGTCACATCGCCACTGCTGTCTGAATTAGCATCAGCAGTAACCGTTGCAGTGAAGCTAATTGGTGTGGCTCCGTTATACAACGCCTGTTTGGTCTGCTGTTGCAGCCAGTAGGTATTGGTGAATTTAACCTGATCACCAGCTTTCAGGAAACCTGTAACGCTGGTTGTCGCTCCGGTCAATGTTACAGTGAACTGGTATGAGTCTTTAACTGCGTTATAGGTAACAGTTGGCTGTGTTTTGACTGTCAGTGTTCCGCCAAATGCCCCCTGCGTACGAGAGGCAAGCCCATTAGACATCAGTGCGCGAATGCCGCCAAAATTGGTTGGGATCTGTGCGTTCTCCCATGCAGTACGAACCAATTGATCTGAAGCATGCAAACCAGTCTGCGCATCAGCAAGTCGCTGTGCAGACCATGGATCCATTACAGCATAGTTTTCACCTTCATTAACGCCGAGGTCTTTCAGGAAAGATGCCGTCTGCGCAACATCAGACCATTTGGTGATTGGAGTATTGGGGCTACCAAGTGACAACGCACCGTTATTCATCATGAAGTGAGCAAGCTCTGTTTCAAGGTCGGTAACGATTCGCTGGCGAACCGGCGCGAGAATTTCTTCCAGTTGGTTAAGCTTGATCGCTTCCTCCAGTTGCTGATATTCAACAGCAACAGTGATGTAGTTACCTACACGCCCCGTAGCTTTACCTGAGTTCAGGTTGTTTTTATTTTGCCCTGAAATATCACCAGTGGGAGTACGGAGGGATGAGAATTGATGCGGACGTTTAAAGCTAACGCTATCGCCAGTGCTGGAGTTGATTTCACCTGCCAGCAACTGACGGTCTACGGTTTTCGCCAGAACTAAATCTGACATAAAACCCGGAAGGAATTTTTTCAGAACGATTTGACTGACGTTACTGTCGAGATTGTTAGGCATTTATCTTTTCCTTATTCGATTTTTGCGCCGGGACATAATTTGTTGAATTCGTCTTGTTTCGCATCAGCACCGCCACCACGTACTTCCGGCTCTGGCTTGATGGCTTTCTTTGGTTTTGGAGCAAGGCTTACCTGTTTGCTAATCTGCCCCAAGAGGAATGCTGCGCGAATTGGATCTGTCTCAGCGGCTACACGCTGGCGTAATTGCTGGCTCTTACCTAAGCCATAGGCGAGTAGTTCAGAGCCTTCGTCTGCACAGTGAATGATGATTTCCTGCTGAATTGGTGGTAGCTCACTAAGAACAATGGCCTCCATTTCCTGATAATCTTTCACAGGAAGTTTGGCTGCCCGTTGTTTATGCGCTTCTACCCTTTGCTGGAAACGCTGTTGGTATTCCTGTTGCTGACGTAGTTTTTGTTGCTGCTGCTGTTCGACACGGCCTTTTTTCTCATGCCAATCAGTCAATGCCTGTTCAAACGCCTGTTCGTCATAATCACACGACTCAAGAGTCGGTTTTGGTGGAATAGCGTCTGGTTGTGGTTGCTGATGTTCCGCTGGCTTGGCTAATGCTTCCTCAAGCTGGCGGCGCAACTCACGGTTTTCTTTCTGTGTTTCTTTGAAGCCTTTGCGAAGATCTTTCACCCATTGCGGTGCAGGTTGCCCGTCAATGTGATCATCATCGTCAGCGTTAAGCTGAATTTCTTCATCACCAATACGCAAGGCGTAATCTTCTGGTGTCTCTTCGGTTTTTTCAGGCTCAGTTGCCACCTCTTTACCGTTGTCATCCTGGCTTTCATTCTCAGGCTGTGACTCTGTTTGGATGATGGTTTCTTCTGCATTTTCCTGTGTTTCAGACAGGTCAATAACCTGACCGTCGATGATCAGTTCGTTTTCCATTGATTACTCCTGGTTAACTCGGCATTAAGTCTGCCGGTGACTGTGGTGGTGACTGGAATTGCTGTTGTTGTGACTCGGCGACATCTTTCAGAAGGCGTATTGCCTCCATCACTGCTTTGTCATCGATGTTTCTGGCTTGAGCCAGTTTATAGACAGTGTTTGCCTGACTCTCCATCGCATCCTGCTGGGCAGTAAATGCTTTGATTTGAGTTTGAGCAGTTTCGTTAGTTGCTTTTTGCGCTTCTGCCTGCGCTGCTACCATTTGCGCCTGAGCGAGAACCATTTCAGGATTTGGCTGGCTTTGTGCTGCCATTTGCGCCTGTTGAACAATCTGCTGCTCTTTCTCATTGCGTGGTTTTGCAATACCAGATATCAGCAGTTGGTTTCGGTTGTACTCTTTGAAGTCATCAAGGCCTTCGCCATCGATATTGTCCAGAATAATACCCTGAATTGCCGGGCGCATTGGGTCTGTTGGAAGCATAGAGCTAAGGACATTTGTCAGTACAGAAACCGTTGCATCACGTCGTGCTGTGTAGCTTGGTCCAACATCAACCGTCACATCGTATCGACCGACAGAAAGGTCATTTAACGCAACAACAGCCCCTGTTTGCCTGTCAACAACCTGTGCGCTCAGGACAGCGATATCATCACTTCCATCTTCGTTAACGATGCGCACTTCACGTTCTGAACCGTACACTTCACGCGCCATTGACAGCCATACTTCACCAGCGCGTTTAAGACTTTTCGCCATATTGTCCAGATAGATAAACGAAGCCATATCTGCTCTGTTCATCAAGTTGTTAACCGTTTCCTGAGCAATATTACTTGGCATCTGCTGCATGGCCTGACTGCCGCCTGTAACCTCCTGAATATCTGCACTGGTTTGCTGTAGTAATGCAGCCAATGCCTGATTCATAACCGCAGGCTGTGTATATCCTGCCGGGGTAGCTCCAGCGATGATGTTGCCAGATTTATCTCTCACTTCGCGCAACGGCAAGAACGCTGGTCGTTTCTTGTTGCGAGCCTCCCAGTGCTTCTCAAGTCCACGTATTTGCTCCATGCCAACTATAGGGATCTGACCTGGGTCTTGCGCTGCAGTATCAGCCAGCATTGATACCTGAAGGTTGTACAAACGCTGTGGATCCATTGCTTTTGCAATATGTCCTTCGACACGCTCAATGTCATCAATGAACCAGCGTTTTCCATAAACCGGGATGAGGGGGATATGCTCACCAGGAATACGTCGAGGTTTCTCAAGGAAACCATCACCATCCACTACGGATACATACACACGACGGCGCTTCACTGAGCGCCTTGCCACTTCCTGAAATCCAGCTATTGCCAGTTCATCTTCAATATCTTCGACCTGATCACTGTCGTATGTTGCAATCTCTCCAGTGATTGGATGACGATAACTGATAACGTCAACAGACTCTTTACGAACTTCGTAATACTTCGCTATGTAAATAACATCTGCATCAAACCAGTCATATTCCCAACTGGTCATAGACGTTACATCCAGAGAAGCAGGAGGTTTCTTTCCGTATTCAGCCTCATATTTTTCAGGTGACAACGAATACATGCAGAACGCCCACAACGCGTCAGATTTGTCGTACTTCTTAGCGTCAGGGTCAAACCACACAGAGCGCGACGGGTCGTATATTGGTTCAATAGCAATACGCTGACGATCGTCCATGGGGTCGTATTCATTGACCAGCATCGACGTCAAACGGAAGCAACCGAAACCACCAGTAGCAGCGTCGTCAAATGCATTATCGCAAGCCTCACCGCCATCAGTTTCTTCGTAGTCAGCACGGAACAGACCATTTAATTTATTAGCTAACTCTTCGCTTGCCTCTCTGTCACCAGGACGAAACTTAACTGTGATTCTGTTATTGCGGTATTCTGCAATGATGCGGTTAAGTTCAGTTGCTACCTTGTTGATTTCAAACTTAGGATACTTCTCGAACTGCTCATCAAGCTTAGTTCCAGCCGCCGTTGCTCCTTCCCATTGACCTCCGGGGACACGAGCAAACCTCGTAGCTTCAATGCACTTTTCGCGCACTTCCTGCTGTGGAGAATAGGCGCGGTCAAACCTGAGCATGATCCGCTCATGTTTTTTCTCTAATGTCTCTGCCATGTTTACCAACCGGAGGATGAGGGAACGTATATTTCAGTTTCTTCGCGGACCAATGCCGGGCAATGCATACACATCATCAGCGCATCAGCCAGGTTAGGAGATGGAATACCGAGCTTCTGCTTCATTTCGACCTTAGTCATTAGCTCCAGCTTCCCGTTGTTATTGAATTTGCGCTGAATCTGCGTCAGTTCTGCAAACAGCTTCTCCAGCATCTTCTCGCCTATCGCTTCTTTGTCGAAACTCAGCATGTCGTCGGGGTCTGCATACTCACCGTGAACAACCGCCCGATATGTCAGATACAGCCTGTCAGCCAGCGCGTAATAGAATTGCGCTCGCTTATTGCGAAATACATCGCCAATAGTGCGAACGTTGTCGCCCTGTACTACTTCATCAGCCCATGCTCCGGCCTGATACGGCGCATCTTCATCGAATGGCGATTCGCTGCCCTTGAACATCGTGGCGGTGATTTTCTTGCCGGAGAACGCTTCCGTTGTCTGTCTGCGTAGCCCGGCACCAACACCATCACCATCCCACAGGTAATGGTCAGCGCCGTCTTCAATCGCCAGCGAAGTAGCCCAGTCAGCACCTTCATTGATGTCCATCAGCAGGCCTTCGGCAATGCGCTTAACTACCGAACCGTGGCGCGATGCATAACCTTTAGCATCTGGCCCTGTATCTGATGGGTCATGCGCAGAGACAACAGCGCCTTTCGCTTTCCATCCGAGTTTCTTGTGCGCATCGGTTGCAGCTTCAAGCCATTCACGTTTGATGATTGCCATATCACTTGCGCTCACTGGCTCACCAAGCCAGATGTGACGATACAGTGTCGGATTTCTGCGTTTACACTCTTCCATCTCCAGACGGAGAACTTCAGGAAAGTGCGGGTTGTCTGTATAGTTCACCGTCAGCAGACAAATATCATCGGGAGGATTTACAACGAATCGCTGATAGGTATCGTCGAGAATGTTCTTAGGGTTGAAGCTCACCCATATTTCGGAAAACGGCTTGCGGATGGTTGGTATCAGGATATCCCATGATTCCTTCGTTACCGCTTCCGCTTCTTCCACCCAGCAGATATCAATGCCTTCGAGCGATTTAATCTTCGTCGGGTTGTTTTTTATGCCGTAGAACATGAATTCAGCATTCGTTCCGAGATGACGAATCATTGAACGCTGAATTTCAAACTCAGCCGAATACCCTTCCCGCTCGATGGTGTCTTCAAGCAACCGGATTACCGAATCGCTGATGCTGTTTTGCAGTTCACGAGCGCAGAGAATACGCACAGGCTGCCGACGCGCCGCTTCAACAAGAAGCCTCGCAATTGCCCATGACTTACCGCTACCTCGACCGCCTTTGGCGACTTTGTAGCGATGCGCCTCAATAAACGGTTCAAAGATAGGATTAATCGAGGTCATTTTCCGAATAGAGTGCTCATCGGTGATGTTTCAATCTGGATTGCGCCGCCGTCCTTACCGACAAGCTCGTTAGTTACCTTGTCGCCATACTTACGGGGATTCATTCTGGCCAGCGCCCATTTGCGGGTATCAACGCGAAGTCTTGCCTTTGCCACCTCGGCGGCATCAGGGATTACGTCGTCAGCAATTTCGAATATCTCTTCGAAAATAGAGTCGGCCCGAGTCTCTGTTGCCTTCGCGTACTGGTCACGAAACTCCTGATGTTCAGCCAGCCAGCGAAAAACTGATGTTTTGCTCGGCATTCCTGGGCGTTCGCAAACTTTGCGCAGACTCTCGCCGGAGGAAAGCAATGCGCAAATGTCATTAGCCACCTCCGGCATATAATCAGAGGGGCGACCACCTTTCTTTTTCTCAGTCGCCATATTGATTATTTCCCTTCTGCTTGCTTATCCCATTCATCGCGGAATTTGGATGGGTTGTCGAAACCTTGAGTTGCCATGTTTACGCTCCGGTAGTGAACAGGTCTAACGCTTCCTTCGATTTACGCACCGCTTCGAATGTGCGGATCGTGATATCCGAATTAGCGCCGCCTGACTGGAAGTGAATTTTAAATAGCTCAAGCTTCAGCTCGTCAGTGCCAATGAATTGAAATGCTTCTTCTGCGGCTGCGTTCTGGTTCATGACCAGTTTGTAAATCTCTAACTGGAATTTCTGTTCTTCAGTCATGGGAATAATCTCTGCCATTGTTGGCTCCGTTTATCCGTTAAAAGGGATATCAGTTAAGTTATCCCGTGCAGGGTATAAGCCATTATCAAGCCCCCCGTAGATAGGCTTTGTAATGACATCTTCAATTAATCAGCAGTTCAGGCTGTGTCACCTGCAAGATGTATTCATGCTCGACAGCCAGGACACGCTTCTCTTTCTTCCGTTCGTTCATTAACCGACTGCCGATCGTACCTTTCAGCTTTGAGCGTGTTTCTTTGATGGCGTAGCGGTGCTGCATTTCTTCGCCAATTGCCATGCGGCGGCTCAGTTGTTCTGCCATCCAGTTGAATGCTGCGATATAGCTCTCCTTGATTGCCGCAGCAGCTTTCCCGGTGAACCCCATCACAACCATGATCCAGCCATCTTTCGTCAGGCTGTACATCGGGCGAACCTTGCCCTGCTCATCGATATAATCAGCCGACGCAAAATTGCGTTGGCTAAACTCACGCGAGCAATCAGCCTTAACCTGCTCGATTTTCCTGAGAACATCACCGTGTCGCTTGCCGAAGTACTTGGCAATTTTTCTGGATGTGGTAACGACCTCTCCGTTTTTGGCTTGCACCATTTCTCGGAAGTCGAAGGCTGGAATAACTGAATGATTATTCATAGCGTCTTTACCTTTTAGAAAGTGAGCCTGTCTCACAGAAAAGCCGCCCGAGAGAGGTCGCCACCTATAACGGCATTTCTCAGGCTCGCTTACTGAAAGGCTCTCGTTAATATGCGCGTGAGATGCGCTGTGAAATTCAGATATAAAAAGCCCCGCGAATGCGAGGCTAAATCCTGGTATTTGTAATGAACTGGCTCTTATCTCAACGCAGCCCCTTACTGCGCGCCAGATGCTCAATATCAAGCATCAGCAATGAGATGTTTAATCTGGATTTACTCCAGAAGTGATCACCACCCTGTCTACAGAGCCAGATGTGAAGGATGATGAGTAAAATTATCGCTATCATCGAAGGCATTGCGTCCTAATGTATTCCTGCAGGTAGTTAACCTGCGCGGTTATCTTGTCGATTCCACTTCGGAGACGGTAATAATTGAGTTCAGCATCTGCTGTAAGTCCTGGGCTTTCTCCATCGCCCATGCCGCTGGCTCCGGTCGTTGACTTTGCACAGGTGGCGGCGACTTGCAGGCGCTTACGCCCAGCAGAAACATCAGCACGGAGACTTTCAATAGTCGCGTTAGCATCAGCAAGCTCCTTTGTGTATCTGGCGTCAAGTTCTGCTACATCACGTTGACGCTTCTGCATGTCAGCGATTGTGGATGTGGCCTTATCGCGCTGCTCTTTGTAGGTCATGGCGTTATCACGGTAATGATTAACAGCCCATGACAGGCTGACGATGATGCAGATAACCAGAGCGGAGATAATCGCGGTGACTCTGCTCATACCTCAATCTCTCTGACCGTTCCGCCAGCTTCTTTGAATTTTGCAATCAGGCTGTCAACCTTATGCTCGAACTGACCGTAACCAGCCCCCGGCAGTGAAGCCCAGATATTGCTGCAACGGTCGATTGCCTGACGGATATCACCGCGATCAATCATCGGTAAAGCGCCACGTTCCTTAATCTGTTGCAGTGCCACAGCGTCCTGGCTTTTCGGAGAGAAGTCTTTCAGGCCAAGCTGCTTACGATAGGCATCCCACCAACGGGAAAGAAGCTGGTAACGTCCGGCTGCTGTTGATTTGAGTTTGGGGTTTAGCGTGACAAGTTTGCGAGGGTGATCGGAGTAATCAGTGAACAGTTCGCCGCCTACAATGACGTCATAACCATGATTTCTGGTTTTCTGACGTCCGTTATCAGTTCCCTCTGACCACGCCAGCATATCGAGGAACGCCTTACGTTGATTATTGATTTCCACCATCTTCTACTCCGGCTTTTTTAGCAGCGAAGCGTTTGATAAGCGAACCAATCGAGTCAGTACCGATGTAGCCGATGAACACGCTCGTTATATAAGCGAGATTGCTACTTAGTCCGGCGAAGTCGAGAAGGTCACGAATGAACCAGGCGATAATGGCGCACATCGTTGCGTCGATTACTGTTTTTGTAAACGCACCGCCATTATATCTGCCGCGAAGGTACGCCATTGCAAACGCAAGGATTGCCCCGATGCCTTGTTCCTTTGCCGCGAGAATGGCGGCTAACAGGTCATGTTTTTCTGGCATCTTCATGTCTTACCCCCAATAAGGGGATTTGCTCTATTTAATTAGGAATAAGGTCGATTACTGATAGAACAAATCCAGGCTACTGTGTTTAGTAATCAGATTTGTTCGTGACCGATATGCACGGGCAAAACGGCAGGAGGTTGTTAGCGCAGCCTCTTGCCACCCGCTTTCACGAAGCCAGCCAGTGCGCTGGTTTTCTTTTATGCAAAGCACACCGCACCGTAGCCACAGCGGATAAGGTGATTATTTTTGTCTGTCTGGTATTTGGTTTGACGTGCTTTCAGAAAGGCCGTGCTTAAAACGCAAAAAGCCCCGAGCTATTAACTCAGGGCTTTATTTAACGAGTGCATTTATCCATCGTTGGGTCAAATTTACCCAACTTTATTCAAAAAGTCAATATCATGCCGTTAATATGTTGCCATCCGTGGCAATCATGCTGCTAACGTGTGACCGCATTCAAAATGTTGTCTGCGATTGACTCTTCTTTGTGGCATTGCACCACCAGAGCGTCATACAGAGGCTTAACAGTGCGTGACCAGGTGGGTTGAGTAAGGTTTGGGATTAGCATCGTCACAGCGCGATATGCGGCGCTTGCTGGCATTCTTGAATAGCCGACACCTTTGCATCTTCCGCACTCTTTCTCAACAACTCTCCCCCACTGCTCCGTTTTGGCAATATCAACCGCCCGACCTGTACCGTGGCAATCTCTGCATCTTGCGCCCGGCGTCGCGGCACTACGGCAATAATCCGCATAAGCGAATGTTGCGAGCACTTGCAGTACCTTTGCCTTAGTATTTCCTTCAAGCTTTGCCACACCACGGTATTTCCCCGATACCTTGTGTGCAAATTGCATCAGATAGTTGATAGCCTTTTGTTTGTCGTTCTGGCTGAGTTCATGCTTACCGCAGAATGCAGCCATACCGAATCCGGCTTGTGATTGCGCCATCCCCATAGCAGCCATCACATCAGTACCGGAAAGAGAGTCAGAAGCCGTGGCCCGTGGTGAGTCACTCATCATCGGGCTTTTTGGCGAATGAAATTTAGCTACGCTTTCGAGTCTCATGGTCTTCCCCTCTTGCCCTGTTTGACCATCAGGACGCCGTTAACTATTACGTGACGCTCGCCTTTGCTGTCTCGGTTGTACTTGAGCACTGTTCCTCTTGCGCAGGAAAGCATCCTTGCCACTTCGGTCTGATTGCCTCGTGTCTGGATAAGAAGCTCTGGTATCGTTTGAATTGTGGCGTTCATACGTTCTCCAGTTCGGTGATTTTTATTCCAAGCCTTCCGCCTGGTACTTTCACACCACGAATTACGCGAATGTCATCGAATTGCTCGTCGTCTTCCGCAAATCCGGCGTGGATAAGGGAGTCGAGTAAACCCTTCAGGATGTTATCGAGGTCGCGGCGGCGGGAGTCTGGAACGTCTGCGATGACTTTGATACGGAGCCGTGATTTGGTGAAAATATCTAACTTGAGTTGGCGGATGATTTGCTGAACGTCTTTTCGGTATTTCTGACCTTTATCGCTGATGTAATATTGGCTTCCCCTTCTTCGCCAGTAGGTATTCACCGACGGCGGATATGGAAGCACAAACTGATATTCGTTCATGACTTAATCTTCCCCTCCTTCAGCAGTATCGCCTGCGTCCTGATCACGCCTTCGAGGTGGTAAAGTCTGGCGTCTTTGTTGTCGAGATTATGGGTGCGTCGGTCGATTTCATCGTGACACGCACTACAAGCCCATGCGCCGATCAGGTCGTCAGGCTTCATTCCCGTTCCGCAAATTCCAGCCATCCGGTAATGTGCCAGAACTGTAGTTTCAGGATTACCATTGCATACGCCGTAAATACGTACCTGGCATTCTCTGTTGCGCGCTTCTTTGCGTAGGTTAGCCATTAAGCAGCCTCCCCTGTTACTTTCAGCATTCCGTTATCGAGCAGCTTTCTGGTCAGCCACTGTTGACCACGCCAGGTGATTTTTGTGGTGAACGATATCTGTATTCCGTGATTTGTGTTGACCGCTGTTTCTTTCACTGTGAAATAGCCGCGATCCATATATTCCTGCATTGGCACATTGCGCCGGGAACCTGAAGCAATAAGGATTTTGTGATCGCGCATCCACGCAAACAGTTTGTTTGGACCAATACCAACAACCTTTGCAAAGTTTCCAATCAAAATTCCGCTGGCCTCGCCAACGCGATCGGCAAACTCAACTTTAGGTGCGGCAATTGCGAGCTGGTTTTCCAGCTGCATTTTCTGCTCAGCAAGATCAGCAGCAAGGCGCAACGCTTCCGGTAGCGTTTTGGGGATATTAACCGCAGCTTCTTCAAGCTCTCGCCAACGGTCAACAAGGCGAGCGGTGAACTCTGGCGACAACTGGGCAACAACGACAATACTGTCTCGCTTACCTTGTTCGCCCTCGAAGACGTAATGCTCGTACTGAACATTGAACCCTAAGTTATTGATTCTTTCGGAAACCTCAATTTGAGGAAGCCGGATAACACCATTTTTAGCCAGCGTTTCGATGGTACGTTTCACATTGTCATGACGCTTACCCACCAACTCAGCGATTTCAATGCTTGTCATTTTTATGGCATTGCCATTTATTAACTCATTCATCGTCTTCTTCCTCGTACATTGAGCTATTCGGATCGCTCATCAGTTCTGCACAGCAGTGCTCACACACGTGAACTTCCAGCACATGCAGCTTCTGACCGCAGTTAGCGCACGTTAAAGCTCGCTCGACGCTTTCTTTCTGGTATTGAAGGGATTGGGATGGGCTAAGCATTATTGGCGTCCTGCATCATGAGAAAGACAATCATGGCGGCGCGTAGTGGATTAGACTGATGCTGAATTCCGAACTTTTGACAAGATGAAATAGCATCACACCACTCGTGATATTCGCCTTCATATCTCGTATCGGTACTATCAAACATTATGCTGATTTTGTTTTCAGTGATAATTGGCCATGCGTCTGCTGGGTTTGCGCATGGGTTAAAGGATCCGCGCTCAACTTCTACTTCAACTGCGTCTCCGTTTACAATGTCTCCCTCAAATGAGATAAACACCATCGCGCCATTCTCACCTTCTTTGTAATCCGGTGATCCGTTATGAATGGCTTCGAATACCGCCACGTTAATTTCAAAATCACTTAACTGTGAATAATCCATTGTCATTTCCTCGCACGATGTCTTAGCCACCGGATATCCCACAGGTGAGCCGTATAATTGAAGGTTTTTACGTCAGATTCTTTTGGGATTGGCTTGCGTTTATTTCTGGAGCGTTTCGTTGGAAGGTATTTGCAGTTTTCACAGATTATGTCGGTGATACTTCGTCGCTGTCGCCTCATGCCGCCCTGTCTCCCCATCGCGCTTTCCATTCGAGAGCCAGTCGCGCTTCGTCTGACCACTTAACGCCACGCTCTGTACCGAATGCCTGTATAAGCTCTAATAGCTCCGCAAATTCGCTTACACGCATCCTGCTGGTTGACTGGCCTATTACCACAAAGCCATTCCCGGCAAGGTTAGGAACAACGTCCTGCTGCTTTAATGCTGCGGTAAACACACACTTCCAGCTTTCTGCATCCAGCCAGCGACCATGCCATTCAACCTGACGAGAGACGTCACCTAAGCAGGCCCATAGCTTCCTGTTTTGGTCTAAGCTGCGGTTGCGTTCCTGAATGGTTACTACGATTGGTTTGGTTGGGTCTGGAAGGATTTGCTGTACTGCGTGAATAGCGTTCTGCTGATGTGCTGGAGATCGAATTTCAAAGGTTAGTTTTTTCATGACTTCCCTCTCCCCCAAATAAAAAGGCCTGCGATTACCAGCAGGCCTGTTATTAGCTCAGTGATGTAGATGGTCATACGTCAGCCCCTTGTGCATATCGTCTGCCACGCGCAGCAGGTGCATTTGATGCTGTGCAAATCTGTCTGGCTTCATCCTGGTCACATGCAACAAAGTGTCCGTTGCAGAACCGCTGGTAAACCGTACCAAGTGAGCCAAAACGGTTTTTCGTCACGATGATTTCAGCAAATGGCGCGGCGCTACTGTTCTCGTCATATACCGCTTCCCGATAGAGCATGATGATTGAGTCTGCGTCCTGTTCAATGCTTCCTGAATCACGCAAATCTGCGTTTGTCGGGCGTTTGTTTGGTCGCTTCTCAACATCGCGAGAAAGCTGACTCAGGGAGATAACAGGCGTTTTCAGGTCTTTCGCCATCGCCTTCAGGCTTCCGGAGATGTGAGCAATTGCGAGGTCGTTGCGGTCTGCTTTCGGCTTCTCAATCAGGCCAAGATAATCCGCCATGATGAGTGAGAGGTTCGGATTTTCCTGTTTGTGCCGTTCTGCGATAGAGCGAATTTCTTCGACCGATAACCGCGAGGCATCGACTACCCATACATCCAAATCTGCAAGCTGACTCATGCCGTTAGCAACGCGCGCCCAGCCTTCGTCATCCATCGATGCAGGATTTCGCAGCACGCTAACCGACATCCTCCCGGCGTTGGCAATGCTTCGCTCTGCAATCTGCAATGCGCTCATTTCCATCGAGAAAATCAACACTCCGCGCCGGACGTCAGAACCAGGAATAACGCGGCTTGCAACGCCTTCGGCAATCTTCAGCGCCAGCTCGGTTTTCCCCATACCAGGACGAGCAGCGATTATCACCAGGTCTTCTGCGTTCATCCCTCCGGTGATGGCGTCAAGTTCTTCGATTCCGGTCTTCAGGGTATCTGACTCTTCTCCGTTCCTCAGACGCCTGTCAAGCGTGTCAGTGTAGTCAGTGATGATTTCCCCTAACCGTACAGGTTTAACCTCGTCACGGGGCTTTCTGATGGCTGAGAGACGCTTTACAAGCTCGTCCATCGCCTGACTCGATGTATCGATGGTTCCGCTCTGAATTGGTTCACGCATTTCATCCATGATTTCCAGCACCAGACGGCGGTGATAATTATCCGAGACCATTCCGGCATATCCCTTCAGGTTTGCGGCACTCGGGCAGTTTTTGCTGGTCATCAGGATTGACGTGAAATGCTCCTCTCCGCACGCCTCGGCAACCATCAGCGCGTCGATTAGGTTTCTGTTTCTCGCCTGCTTACGGATAACTTCGAAGGCTTTCCTGTAGAGCGGAATTGAAAACGCTTCCGGCTCAAGCGTTGCCAGAACGTCACTGGCGGTTGGAGTTAATCCACCAATCAGCAGGCCACCGATAACGCTCGCTTCGATATCCTGTCTCATGCAATCCCCCTGTCTGCAAACTTCCCTTCCCGAACTCCCGTTAACGAGTCTTCCCTCAGCAGGTAATCAAAATCAGCCGTCCAGCCCGTGTCGTTGTCTCCGAAGTAAAACGGCTTGGCCTGATGCACAAACGCCCTGACATACGCTCTGAAACCGTCCACGTTTGGCGTTTTCAGTTGCGGGATGATTTTCTTCAGGCGGCGTTTTCGTTTCTCGTTGACCGCAACAGCGTGTGGCAGTCTGTCACCGACTTCGGTGTTGTAGGCGTTCAGGAAGGATTCGTAGTCGATTCGTTCTGCCTTGCGACGTTCAGGTTTAACCTGCCCATCGCCTCCCCCACTGGGGGGTAGGGGGGTATTATTTATATTCTTGTTAATACCTTCTTGTTCATGATGTGCGGTTGTTTGTGCGGCTTCATGTGCGCTTTCATGTGCGGCATGTACGCTGGAAGCCGCGCCATTACTGGCTTCATCATGTGCGGCTTCATGTGCGGTTGTTTGTGCGGCTTCATGTGCGGGTGAATTGTCCATTTTTTGAGCATATTCATGGTAATTTGTGATAGTGATCACACGACCTTTTTGCTTCTCTCCATCAATGGAGATCATCCCCTCTTTCACAAAAACCTGAAGCATCCGCTCAACCTGATCACGGCTTGCCGGCTTGCCATGCCTGTCGCATAACTGAAGACCTAAATCAGCTGCTGTCACAACCAGTTGACCGGGTTGCAGATGCCATTCATGACCTTTGAAATTCGCTTTGTATGGCTTTCTGGCGGCATTCAGGAGAAGGTTTTCCCACAGGGTGCGAAGATAAACATCTTTCGCCCATGACTGTTTCAGAATGCTCCGGTACAACGGAATGTAACCAGTTTTCTGGTTCTCCATCCTGTTGCTCCTGCGCTCGTGTGCGGCGCTGAAATCGTAGATTTTTGCTGTATTGCTCATAACTACCTGCCTTGACGAAAGACCTTAAGAACATCGTTAAACTGACTTACGGATATGTCTTCTTTGAGCAGCTTTTCCAGAAATGCGTTTGGAATGAACGTATATCCCTCCTCTTTTGGTAGGGACGGGAGCAACGCCCTCGCCTCAGCCTTCAGAAGCTCAGTTCTGGCAACTTTCACAAAAGAGATTTGAGTTCTTTCATCAATGGAACGAAGGAAGCGCAAACGCTTAGCTTCTTTGTGTGTATCAGGTGGATTAAGTCCTTTGTTTCGCATATAATTACCTCGTTGGATGTTATTAAAATTCCATTTGGATTTGTTCAGAACGCTCGGTTGCCGCCGGGCGTTTTTTATTGGTGAGAATCGAAGCAACTTGTCGTGCCAATCGAGCCATGTCGTCGTCAACGACGCCCCATTCAAGAACAGCAAGCAGCATTGAGAACTTTGGAATCCAGTCCCTCTTCCACCTGCTGATCTGCGACTTATCAACTCCCACAGCTTCCGCTGTCTTCTCAGTTCCAAGCATTGCGATTTTGTTAAGCAACGCACTCTCGATTCGTAGAGCCTCGTTGCGTTTGTTTGCACGAACCATATGTAAGTATTTCCTTAGATAACAATTGATTGAATGTATGCAAATAAATGCATACACCATAGGTGTGGTTTAATTTGATGCCCTTTTTCAGGGCTGGGATGTGTAAGAGCGGGAATGTCTTAAGCGGCTTTACCGCGTTTAGTTCCGTACTGTAACCAAACCGGATCACAGTTAAGCGCCATAGCAATCTCAAACAAGAAGCGCGGTCGCTTGGTTACTCCAGCTTCAATCAGTTGAATTGATTGCTGTTTAACACCGGCTTTGGTTGCCAGTTCGGTTTGCGTCATTTTTAACGCAATTCGCCTCTTCTTGAGGCGTTCAGAAAGAGTTTGCATATCGCCTCCATCAACAAACTTTCTTGTATTTTCATACAATGTATCTTGTTTGTCAAATACAGTTTTTCTTGTGAATATTGGAGGTAAATAACAGAGGTGGCTTATGAGTATTTCTTCCAGGGTAAAAAGCAAAAGAATTCAGCTTGGACTTAACCAGGCTGAACTTGCTCAAAGGGTGGGGACTACCCAGCAGTCTATAGAGCAACTCGAAAACGGTAAAACTAAGCGACCACGCTTTTTACCAGAACTTGCGTCAGCTCTTGGCGTAAGTGTTGACTGGCTGCTCAATGGCACCTCTGATTCGAATGTTAGATTTGTTGGGCATGTTGAGCCCAAAGGGAAATATCCATTGATTAGCATGGTTAGAGCTGGTTCGTGGTGTGAAGCTTGTGAACCCTACGATATCAAGGACATTGATGAATGGTATGACAGTGACGTTAATTTATTAGGCGATGGATTCTGGCTGAAGGTTGAAGGTGATTCCATGACCTCACCTGTAGGTCAAAGCATCCCTGAAGGTCATATGGTGTTAGTAGATACTGGACGCGAGCCAGTGAATGGAAGCCTTGTTGTAGCCAAACTGACTGACGCGAACGAAGCAACATTCAAGAAACTGGTTATAGATGGCGGACAGAAGTATCTGAAAGGCCTGAATCCTTCATGGCCTATGACTCCAATCAACGGGAACTGCAAGATTATCGGTGTTGTCGTAGAAGCGAGGGTAAAATTCGTATGATCAGGATTGCGGCGCTACTCTCAATACTATTAACTACCAGCGCCAATTCTGAATGCTGGATTGTCACAAACCTGCACGGGTACGGGGCAATGAATGGCGATCGTTACGACTTTACAAAAGACAGCACGGAAGATTCCGTTTTCCACATAACAATTAATGGTGATAAATCATCGGTTTATGAATCAATCACTGGCGTCTATCCAGAGATGAAATACACGGCTTTGTCATCGAACACTATGGTAGGAGAATACCAGTCTGGTGGCGGAATAACCGTTGAAACTTGGTCAATCACTACAGACAAAAAAGCTCTTTACTCCAAAGTAATGAACATCCCAGGTATGCAACAACTTACATCAACCAAATCCTTTGTTGGTGATGTAGTCGGAACCTGCAACCAGTAATCCCCACCTCAATCTCGATAACCAAATAACAAAATATTTTCCGTTTAAAAACAATGGAGTTTGTTTTTTACGCCTCTTATTACAATATTTCTTGTTTACAACATACAATCTTTCTTGTAATTTTAAGCCATCAGCAGGACGCACTGACCACCATGAAGGTGACGCTCTTAAAAATTAAGCCCTGAAGAAGGGCAGCATTCAAAGCAGAAAGCTTTGAGTAGCGCGAAATGCAGCTGCAAGACAGCAACCGTGGAGATAAGCATCACGGCGCGTTACTCAAAGCTAACTGACAGGAGAATCCAAATGGATGCACAAACACGCCGCCGCGAACGTCGCGCAGAGAAACAGGCTCAATGGAAAGCAGCAAATCCCCTGTTGGTTGGGGTAAGCGCAAAACCAGTTAACCGCCCTATTCTCTCGCTGAATCGCAAACCGAAATCACGAGTAGAAAGCGCACTGAATCCGATAGACCTTACGGTGCTGGCTGAATACCACGAACAGATTGAAAGCAACCTGCACCGTATTGAGCGCAAGAATCAGCGCACATGGTACAGCAAGCCACGCAGTGAAATGGGTGTGACTTGTGTTGGTCGCCAGAAAATGAAATTAGGCAGCAAACCACTTATTTGAGAGGAATTAATATGTCATCAATCCGCTTAACTACGAGAATGAAAGAGGAAATCGCTCGTAACGCTTTAATTAAGTCTGGGGTTTTCACTGAACTTGAAGAAGTAACAAAGTTAAAGAACCAGCTTGCACTTGACGCCAGAGTTATTGCGTTTGGCGGTAAAAAGAAAACTGAGGAAGTGGATCAGTTATCATCCAAGTTGGTAGCTATAAGTGAAGAACTTGAAAAGATGGGATGTTCATTTTACTCATACGGTGTTCGTTCTACTTCAATTTATCTGACTGTATCTGGCAGAAGGGTTGGATGGCATTCATATGGGAAAGACGGCAACGGCGAAGATATATTGCTCCCTACTCCAACCAAAGATAAATGCATGTTTGACGCAGAACACGAAATAACAAAAAGGTTTGATGAAATCTGCGCATTGCAACAAAACCTTGAAGCCTTGAAAAAGGATATCGAATCAAATGTATGGGCTGCTTTGAACTCAGTAACAACAGTTAAGCGACTTATTGAAGTTTGGCCTGAAAGCAAAGAATTGCTACCAAAAGAAGCAGATAAAGCAAGTACAGCACTTCCTGCTTTACGGGTAGAAGATTTGAATAAGATGATTGGACTTACTTCCGAGGCCGCATAGTCGGCCTTTATTTTTGGCATAAACAACAGAATAAACACTGCACTGTGTATTCATTCCAACGAGTGAATACACGGAGCAATGTCGCTCGTAACCAAACAGGAGCCGACTTGTTCTGATTATTGGAAATCTTCTTTGCCCTCCAATGTGAGGGCAGTTTTTTTGATGGAGGAATTATGGAAATTACAGATATTCTGGTTAATCCAGATAATTACGACCAATTCAATATCTCTACTCAATCAGTTGATTTGGGTTGTGCAACTGTCAGCGCATGGCTACTTAATGGTAAACAGTTGGATAAATGCCTTGATGCACATATGACGGTTAACAGCTTCCTTGCAGAAAAAACACACTGGCAAGATGCTGGAGGGAAATATGCTGGATGGCTTGAAAGCATGGGATTTGAATATCAATCTGATGAAGGTTGGTGGAGCCTTATAGCTGTAACGCCTGAGACAATAGAATGCTTCGTTAAATACTCAAACGACGATGACTATAAACACCAGGTAGATTCTGCGATAGAAAGATATAAAAGAAAATCATTCAGCCACGAAATATCATCAGTTCTTGATTTCATAGAAGTCTTCAAATAAGCCGCCTGAGCGCGGCTTTACCGCATACCAATAACGCTTCACTCGAGGCGTTTTCGTTATGCAATCAAATATAAGGAGTTACCCATGATGCACTTTCAGCTCGCGGGTAGCGGCGTCATGTCCGCTTTCTACCCGCACGAATCTGAATTATCACGCCGAGTTAAACAATTAATCAGAGCAGCAAAGAAACAACTGGAGGCGTTATGCGCAATGAAATAGCCATTAATCACCAGATGCTTCGTGCAGCACAAAACAAAGCAGTAATAGCCAGATTTATTGGTGATTCCAAAATGTGGCTTGAAGCAAATAAAGCGATGAAATCAGCTATCAACCTTCCGTGGTATCGCAGGAAATGAGTTTTACAGATAACTGGTCAGACGAAGAATTCATTCGTCAGATGAAAGAATTAATCGGTAACGAAGGAGATATTCATGTCACTTGCAACCACAGTGAAGGAGAGCAAGTTACAGAGACGCATGTACACGCAGCAGGCGTTAATGTATCGCCAGAAGGGAGATCGTGAAGGTGTTCGCGTATTTTTAAATGCGGCAAAGGCTGAAGTATTAAATCAGCGTTATTTCCTTGGGCCATGTCCATTCTGAGGTGAATTATGGATTTGAATAAATTCGATGAGCCATTCAGCCCTGAAGATATCGAATGGCGAATACAGCAAAGCGGTAAAACACGCGATGGAAAGGTGTGGGCTATGGTGCTGGCTTATGTCACGAACAGGGCAATCATGAAACGCCTGGACGATGTTTGTGGCAAAGCAGGATGGCGCAATGAATACCGCGATATTCCTAACAACGGCGGCGTTGAATGCGGCATATCAATCAGGATTGATTCCGAATGGGTAACCAAATGGGATGCCGCTGAAAACACGCAGGTAGAAGCCGTAAAAGGTGGTCGTTCCGGTGCAATGAAGCGCGCTGCCGTTCAGTGGGGAATCGGTCGGTATCTGTATAACCTTGAGGAAGGTTTCGCACAAACATCTCTCGATAAAAAGCAGGGATGGCACAGGGCAAAACTGAAAGATGGAACAGGATTTTACTGGCTCCCTCCATCGCTGCCTGGATGGGCAATCCCAGCATCAGATAACAAACCATCACCAGAAAATACCAACCAGAAATCACCATCGGTTGACTGCGAACAAATCCTGAAAGACTTCAGCGATTATGCGTCAACAGAAACTGACAAGAAAAAACTCATCGAGCGTTATCAGCGTGACTGGCAATTAATGGCTGGCAACGAGGAGGCGCAGGCTAAATGCGTTCAGGTAATGAACATCAGAGTTAACGAACTAAAACAGGCGGCATAAATGGCAAGCAGAGGCGTAAATAAGGTGATTATCCTTGGTCGGGTAGGACAAGACCCGGAAGTTCGATACTCACCATCAGGAACAGCGTTCGCTAACCTGACAATAGCCACGTCAGAACAATGGCGAGATAAAAATACTGGCGAGCAAAAGGAATTGACTGAATGGCATCGTGTTGCTGTATCCGGGAAACTGGCTGAGGTCGTGGGGCAGTATGTGAAAAAAGGTGATCAGATTTATTTCGAGGGAATGCTGAGAACCAGAAAGTGGAAAGACCAGTCAGGGCAAGACCGTTACACAACCGAGGTTCATGTCGGAATTAATGGCGTGATGCAAATGCTTGGCGGCATTGGCGACAGCAAACAACAAGCAGCCAGCAGGCAATCACAGAAGCCACAGCAGCAATCATCACCAGCACAACACAACGAACCTCCGATGGATTTTGACGACGATATACCCTTTGCACCAGTAACTCTCCCCTTCCCTCGTCACGCTATTCACGCAATTTAATCAGGAGAAAATCATGCCAGCGCCTCTGTATGGTGCGGATGACGCGCGCCGCTGTTCCGGCAATTCCGTATCGGAGGTGCTGGATAAATTCAGGAAAAACTACGACCGGATAATGTCGCTACCGCAGGAAACGAAAGAGGAAAAGGAATTTCGCCATTGTATATGGCTTGCAGAGAAAGAAGAACGCGAGCGAATTTACCAGACATCAATCCGACCATTCCGCAAAGCCACATATACCCACTTCCCTGAAATTGACCCGCGCCTGCGTAATTACCGCTCACGCTATGGCGCTATCAGTAATGACTGAGGAATTTACCATGAGAGGACTTGCATACAATCCCGGCATTCTTCCGGCAGAAATGATTATTCGCCAACGCGTAAAGCCAATGCCATCGAGAGAGGAATTGCTTAAGAGAAAGAGTTTCGGTTCTGTTAATGACAACAAATATCTGAATGCTATGTGGCGGAGTGGGAAAAAATGAAACAAATGTCACTAATTGAGATGGATGGTTTTCTGAAAGGTAAATGCTTCCCACGAGATTTAAAGGTTAACGAAACAAACGCTGAATATCTGGTGCGTAAGTTCGGTGAGCTTGAATCAAAACTGGAAACGGCGTTGCGGGAGTGTCGTTCTGCTGGAATCACGATTGATAACCTTGAGGCCAAGTGCGCGGCGCTTACGGCAGAGAATGCGGGGATGAAGTCTGATATTCCACTTGGTGCCATCGAGAATGGCATAGCGTTTGCAGACCGTTTAGAGAATTACCAGTTCGAGTGTGAAGGCGGAAATCTAAACATGTGCAGTGATTGGCAGGAGTTTCGCCGTTGCTTCGAGTACTTATCTGAATGGGCAATGCATAGCCAGACAGAGCACCCAGCCACCGACGCCTTCATGGCTGAAGTTCGGGCGCAGGGCGTGGAGATGTTCGGTCAGTACCATAACTTCAGCGAAAAGCTATTCATCCAGAAAGAGGCACAGAAATTCGCCGCCCAGCTTCGCAAAGGAGGCAACCAGTGAGCAAGATTGATTATCAGGCACTGCGTGAAAAGGAAGAGAAAGCAACGAGTGGTGTGTGGTCGCTCGAATATGGAGAGGAGAGATTTGATGCTGGTGATGCGCTAATTCATCGTGAAGTTGTTGGATATCTTCCCATTTGCAGAATTGAAGGAGCGCATCCTGAAAGCGGTTTCGATGAAGATTTCCAAATGGAACAGCAGGCCAATGCTGAATTCATCGCCGCAGCCAATCCAGCTACCGTCTTGGCGCTGCTGGATGAACGGGAAAGAAACCAGCAATACATCAAACGCCGCGACCAAGAGAACGAGGATATTGCGCTAACGGTAGGGAAGCTGCGCGTTGAGCTTGAAGCAGAAAAACAGCGGGCAAAAGTTCTATTTATGGAAAATGCTCGGCTTAAGTCAGGCATAGCCGGTCTGATACACCTCGGTATTCGATATGCAGATGTTGAGGTCATGAAAATTGCTGGAGATGCCCAGCTTTCTACCCCATGCACTGACAGCATCATAAACAGCATTGCAACAGGCATTCGCATCAAAGGAGAGTGAGATGGCCACTTTCACCGACAAAGAACTGATTAAAGAAATCAAAGAGCGAATCGGCAGTCTGGACGTGCGAGACAATATTGAGCGCCGGGCTTATGAAATTGCTCTGGCATCGCTGGAAGCGGAGCCTGTAAGCCAAACTTACAACTTGCCAGAATTAATCGAAGGCATGGAAGTTTCCATTGATGTAAGCACTTGTGATGCTGATTTAGGTAATCGCTATTTCGGCACCGTCACCGAGGCGCTAGAACTTGATACAGCCAAGAATGGTTACATCCTCCTGGTTCAGGACGCAGAGCCAAACTTCGATGTAAATAGCAACTCTCCGGTAACTCCGGATGGTTGGATAAGCTGTAGTGAGCGAATGCCAAGCGAAGAAGATGTTTTGGTTTATTGCTCAGACACAAAAGAGCAGATGGTAGGGTTTCACAAAGGTAAAGGGTTATTTCAATTCTTTTACATGAATGGTGTTGAGGGGGTATGTGAGCCGTCACACTGGATGCCGCTACCAGAGCCTCCACTTTGAAAGCGAAGCTTATACATATCTTTTACATCAGCAATCTATTGTTAATCTCCAATCAATGTTACGTTGTCATCTCACTCATGCTTTGGAGGTAGTGATATGTCTTGTCCAAAATGCGGTTCTGGAAATATTGCAAAAGAAAAAACAATGCGTGGATGGTCTGATGATTATGTGTGCTGCGATTGCGGATACAACGACTCTAAAGACGCATTTGGAGAGCGTGGTAAAAACGAGTTTGTCAAAATTAATAAAGAACGCGAAGGCAACGAAAAAAGCTAATTTATTTATTCATATATGAAAACAATGTAACCAATATTCGAATTGAAGAACTGAAAGAACACCAAGCCGCCTGATGGCGGTTTTTTATTGCCTGATTTGCAGGTTCGATTCCCTATTCGGAGATAGCACTCATGCAACACGAACTACAACCTGATTCACTGGTTGATTTGAAATTCATCATGGCTGATACTGGCTTTGGTAAAACCTTCATCTACGACCGGATTAAGTCCGGCGACCTGCCTAAAGCCAAAGTTATCCACGGTCGAGCAAGATGGTTATATCGTGACCATTGTGAATTCAAAAATAAGCTCTTAAGCCGCGCCAATGGGTAAAATAGCGGGTAAAATATTTTTCACATCTAAAAAACACCATTCCAATCAATCCCCTGCCGCGTCAAGTAGATGTCTGCAGGGGACACCAGATACCCTTCAAACGAAATCTACCTTCACCCCGTAAAAGATGGGTTTGGCAGCACACTTGCCTTATATCTACTCATTTTTACTGCAACAGGTTGAAATCTCAGCACTGTCAGAAAGCGCTGATGACTAAACAGCCCTGGGCCGGGCGATGTAACCATCACACAGAATCCTGATAGCGAAATATGGCGTGACTCGATACTTCACTCCGCAATGCATTCCTTGATGAATTCGCAGGACCGTGATACACGGGACAGGTCACTGAATGACGACAATGTCCTGGAAATCAGCGAACCGCGCATCTGAAGTACATTTGAGCGACTGTACCAGAACATGAATGAGGCGTTTGGATTAGGCGATTATTAGCAGGGCTAAGCATTTTACTATTATTATTTTCCGGTTGAGGGATATAGAGCTATCGACAACAACCGGAAAAAGTTTACGTCTATATTGCTGAAGGTACAGGCGTTTCCATAACTATTTGCTCGCGTTTTTTACTCAAGAAGAAAATGCCAAATAGCAACATCAGGCAGACAATACCCGAAATTGCGAAGAAAACTGTCTGGTAGCCTGCGTGGTCAAAGAGTATCCCAGTCGGCGTTGAAAGCAGCACAATCCCAAGCGAACTGGCAATTTGAAAACCAATCAGAAAGATCGTCGACGACAGGCGCTTATCAAAGTTTGCCACGCTGTATTTGAAGACGGATATGACACAAAGTGGAACCTCAATGGCATGTAACAACTTCACTAATGAAATAATCCAGGGGTTAACGAACAGCGCGCAGGAAAGGATACGCAACGCCATAATCACAACTCCGATAAGTAATGCATTTTTTGGCCCTACCCGATTCACAAAGAAAGGAATAATCGCCATGCACAGCGCTTCGAGTACCACCTGGAATGAGTTGAGATAACCATACAGGCGCGTTCCTACATCGTGTGATTCGAATAAACCTGCATAAAAGACAGGAAAAAGTTGTTGATCAAAAATGTTATAGAAAGACCACGTCCCCACAATAAATATGACGAAAACCCAGAAGTTTCGATCCTTGAAAACTGCGATAAAATCCTCTTTTTTTACCCCTCCCGCATCTGCCGCTACGCACTGGTGATCCTTATCTTTAAAACGCATGTTGATCATCATAAATACAGCGCCAAATAGCGAGACCAACCAGAAGTTGATATGGGGACTGATACTAAAAAATATGCCGGCAAAGAACGCGCCAATAGCATAGCCAAAAGATCCCCAGGCGCGCGCTGTTCCATATTCGAAATGAAAATTTCGCGCCATTTTTTCGGTGAAGCTATCAAGCAAACCGCATCCCGCCAGATACCCCAAGCCAAAAAATAGCGCCCCCAGAATTAGACCTACAGAAAAATTGCTTTGCAGTAACGGTTCATAAACGTAAATCATAAACGGTCCGGTCAAGACCAGGATGAAACTCATACACCAGATGAGCGGTTTCTTCAGACCGAGTTTATCCTGAACGATGCCGTAGAACATCATAAATAGAATGCTGGTAAACTGGTTGACCGAATAAAGTGTACCTAATTCCGTCCCTGTCAACCCTAGATGTCCTTTCAGCCAAATAGCGTATAACGACCACCACAGCGACCAGGAAATAAAAAAGAGAAATGAGTAACTGGATGCAAAACGATAGTACGCATTTCTGAATGGAATATTCAGTGCCAT